GCTGGTGCCGGCCGCGGCTGGTGCGCAGCAGGCGTTCCGCTGGGACGGTGCCGCCACGGTGACGCTGGCGGCAACCGCGACGACCGGACGGGTGCAGATCCAGACTGCGGCGGGCGGCACGCAGGCCGTGCGCGTCTATAACGCCGGCACGGGCGCTGTCTTTGTTGCCTGTGGCGACGTGACGGTTGTTGCCACGGTTGCGGCTGGGTTGCCCGTCGCGCCGGGCTCGGTGGAAGTGCTGGGCTGCAACGCGACGCACATTGCCGGCATCACCGGCACCGGCACGGCAACGCTCTACGTCACGGCCGGCACCGGGCTCTGATGCGCCTTGTGTTGCTACTTGCCGGGCTGCTGCTGGCGGCGCCGGCCGCCGAAGCGCGGATGCACGCGCCGTATCGTGGGCACCGGATCGTGCCGCAGGCATCGGCGCCGCTGGACACTTTCGCCACCCCGGCCGCCGCCTACAGCATGAGGAGGCTGAAATCATCCTACACCGGCCCCGGTATCCGGCTAAGAAGGGCCAGTGACAACACCGAGCAGGACATCAATTTTCTCGGCTTTACCGGCTTTACCGGGGCGCCGATCGATACGGTGGCGGCCAACGCGTTCTGTGCGGCGACAAGCTGCTTTCTGACGGCTTGGTACGATCAATCAGGTAACGCTCGGCATTGGACGCAGGCCGGTCCGGCGGCGCAGCCGGCGTACATCGCGAGTTGCCAGAACGGGTTGCCGTGCGCCCGGACGACGGATGTCAGCCAGAACATGGCGTTCAGCAACGTGACGCCGAGCGCCATCCTGAGCTTGAGTGTCGTCGGCCAGCATCAGGTCAGGCCGGGCGGCTGCACCTATCTGGCGGCGAGTTTCAGCAACATCCTGGGTCAGCACGCGACCTTGGACATCACGGTATTGCAGGCGACGGCGGCGATCAACGCGGTCGCCGCCGGGCTGCAGTGGCACAGCCACACCGGGGTGATGAACGGGGCGTCGAGCGTCGTCAACATCGATGGCGTCGAGACGACGGGCACGGTGACCCCGGTAGCGGGTGCCGGCCCTCTGTATTTCAGCCCTGGGGCTGCCGGGGCGACCTGTAACGAGGCCGAGGCGATCTACTGGGATAACTATGCGCTGACGGCGGGCGAGAGGGCGGCGTTGCAGGCCAACCAGAGAGCCTTCTGGGGCACGCCGTGAAGGCCGCTGCCCTTTTTTGGGTTGGTTTGCTGCTTGCTTGCCCCGCCTGGGCCGACATGTATCAGGACGCCTCGAACGCCAAGCAGCCGCAGGCGGCGAACAACCTCGGCAAGGTGGCCGGCGGCACCATCGCGCCGGCTTACGGGGTCTGCACTTGGGATGCGACCCACGATGTCGGGCCGTGCGTCAACGAGGCTCTGGCAGCGGCGGCAGCTTCCGGCGGCGGCACCGTTACCTTGCCGCCGGGCATTTATGGTCTGAGCACCAAGATCGTCTGGCCGACAACGGGCGGCCCGGTGGGGTTGCGGTGTGCGGCTGGGACCGGGGCTGGCATTGGCACGCGGTTGAAGTGGATCGGCACGGCAGCCGGCCGGATGGTCGAGGTCAAGACCGTGACCGGGCAGGTCAACGGCGCCGAGATCAAGAACTGCGCCTTTGACGGCAACTTTGGCCTGGCGGCCGACGGGCTTTACATCGCCAGCAGCTATCACGGGCACTTTGATGATCTGACGTTTACCGGCGGGTTCTCCGGCGGCAGCGTCGTAACGCTGACCTCGGACGCGGCGGCGGCTGGCGGCAGTCAGCAGAACACCCTCGACAACCTTTACATCGACAACGGCACCAACTGGGGCGGTGTGTTTCCGTACACATCGAACCAGTTGAAGCTCGCCGCCTTCATTGACGGCACGGGGGTTCACGGCAACGCCGCTTTTAACTTTGGCAGCAATATCTTTATCGGCGGCTCTGCCGGCACCGGCCTGCTCTGCCAGGGTTGCGACAACAATCACCTTAGCGGCCGAATTTTCAACAGCGGCACCAGCGTCGACATGACGGTGGCGGTGTCCGGCAGCCATATGTTCCCGGCCAACGGCAACGTCTTCAGCCCGCTCGGCTACAACGGCGCCTATATCGCGCGTGGTCAGACCACCTTTCCGACGTGCGTGCCGTACAGCACCTGCACCTACAACAACTTTGTCGATATCGACCAGACCAACGGCACGCCGGCCCCGAGCCAAGAGCCGGGCGCCGATCTGCACTGGGGCAGCAACAGCGGGTATCGCAGCGGCCTCAGCCTGATCGGCATCGGCACGCGCCAGCCGGCTTTGGTGGCGGCGGCGGGTTATAGCCTTTGGGGCGCCTGCACGCAGAACGCCGCCGGGCTGACCAACGTGCTATATTTGTGCGACAGCGACAACACGCCATACGTCACATTTGACGGCATCGCCGGCAGCAAGTTCAGCATCGACAACACGGCGGGCGGCACGGCGCAGAACCTGCGGTTTAATCGGGTGTCGGGCACCGGGATATTCGAGTTCGACAAGGCGCCGGTGCGGGTCGCGACGGCGACCGTGGCGACCTTGCCGGCGTGTGCGACGGCGACCAAGAACAGCATCATGGCGGTGACTGACCAGAACGGCGCGCCGACCTACCGGGGGGCGCTAACCGGCGGCGGCGCCATAGCGGCGCTGGCGTATTGCAACGGCACGAGTTGGGAGGCGCATTGAGCAGCAAAGTCGGGCAGCAGATCCAACTGCCGCGCAAGCTGGTGCTGCAGGTGCCGAACCCGATGGCACCGCGCCTCCCTTAACGCCGGTCCGAAGGACGCTCTACATGCAAATCCGCACCAAACGGGCAGCGGCGCCGCCGCCGTCTGACGATCCGCTTGAGTATGTCATGTCGGACGGCAGCGTCGACCGGATGGGCGACGTGCTCGACCCGGACGGCTGGCGGCTCGACGCCTTCCGGCGCAACCCGGTTGCCTTGTTCGGGCACGACGCGCGGTTCCCGATTGGCAAGTGGCGCGACGTTGGCGTGCGCAAAGGCCAGCTAACGGGCTGGCTCGAGCTGCTCGACCCGGTGACAGACCGGCTGCGGGAGATCCACGTCGCGGTGAAGGCGGGCGTGCTGCGCGCGGTGAGCGTCGGATTTCACAGTGACAATTTCGAGCCGCTCAAAGACGGCGGCATCCGGTTCCTTGAACAAGAGCTTGTGGAATGCAGCCTTGTCAGCGTGCCGGCGAATGCGAATGCCCTGGCGGTTGCTAAATCGCTCGGGATTTCCCCGCAGGGGCAAAACCTGATCTTCGGCGTGCATGCCGATGAAGAGCGGGCAGCGCCGGGCGGGTTTCATGGCGTGCATGCCAAACGAGGAGACGTGAACCGAAAGTTTAAGCAGATGACCAACTACAGCGAACGAATCGAGCATGCGCAGCAAGAGGTCAACGGGCTGCAAGACCAGTTAGCCAGCCTGCCGGATGCCGAGGACGTGCAGAAGGTATCCGACCTGACGCAGCGGATCGGCGAGGTGAAGGGCAAAATTTTCGCCTGGGTGGAGGCCGAGAAGGCGCTCGGCATTGAAGCGACGCCGATCACCGTGCCGAAGGAGCGGATTCAGGTGTTCGCGCCGTCGCAGCCGTTGCCGGCCAGCGCACCGAAGTCGTGGGCGCAGCCAAAGCGCAAGGAAACTCCGCCCGAGGAGCACCTGCTACGGCATTTCGCGGCGACCACGATTGCTTATGCCAAACGGCAGCCCATCGAGGTTGCGCTGGCCGAGATGTACGGTAGCTATGGCGATTATGAAGTCACCAAGGGCGTGTTTGAGTGGCGGCAGCGCGCCGCCACGGCTCCGGCCACGACGACGACGGCCGGATGGGCCGCTGAGGTTGCGTTGACGGGGCAAGGCGCTTGGTTCAACGCGATTATGGCCGGCTCGATCTTCCAGCCGGTGGCCGCTCGCGGCATGAACGTGACGCTCGGGCGGTATAACCAGATCAGCATGCCGACACGGCAGGCGACGCCGACCATTGCCGGCAGCTTCGTGGCGGAAGGCGCGCCGATCCCCGTACGCCAGGCCGCCTTCACCGCGATCACCATCGGCCTCAAGAAAATGGCGGTGATTACCAGCTACACGCGGGAGATCGCCGAGCACTCGACGCCAGAGATCGAGACGATCCTGCGGCAACTGATCATGGATGACACGGGCGTTGCGGTTGACACGGTGTTTATCGACAACGTGGCGATCAGCGCCATCCGCCCGGCCGGGATCAGGAACGGCGTCTCGGCACTGACGGCGACAGCGGGCGGCGGATTTGCGGCTCTGGTCGACGACCTCAAAGCGATGGTCGGCGCGCTGGCTGCGGTCAACGCGATGGGTTCGCTCGTGTGGATCATGAACCCGGTGCAGCAGATCGCGATTTCGCTGACCCAGAATGCCGGCGGCATGTTTCCCTTCCAAAGCGAGATCAACGCCAATCGCCTGCTCGGCTATTCGGTGGTTGTCTCGTCAACGGTGCCGGCTGGCATGGTGATCCTGCTCAACGCAGACGACCTGATGGTGGTGCAGGGCGACACGCCGCGGTTCGATGTCAGCGACCAGGCGACGCTGCATTTTGAGGACACCACGCCGCTGCAGATCAGCACCGGGGCGCAGGGGTCGGGTGTGTTGGCAACGCCTGTGCGCTCCATGTTCCAGACAGACAGTCTGGCGCTACGGATGATCCTGCCGATGAACTGGGCGATGCGGCGAAGCGGCAGCGTGGCTTGGACGACCGCCGTCACTTGGTAACGCCAAGCCGACGCTACGGATGGTGGAAGCCGGGCGAGTGGTTCGCCCGGCGCCTCGTCACAAAGGATTCGGGCGATGACAAAGGAAGAGTACGAGGCCGACAAGGCGCGCCGGGCGACGCTGGCGCAGCAGCAGGCGGAGGTGACGGCGGGCAGCGCGCCGACGCCGACGCAGGAGGAGAACGACCTGGCCGCGCTCGGGCTGCTGCACCCGGACGAAAAGGCGGCGGCGAGCACGGCTGAGATGCCGTCCGTCGCGGCGCAGCAGGCGTACCTCGCATCGGGGATTGACCCGAACCTGAAGGCGGGCACGCCGTTGCCGCCGGCCGCGGCTCGGCAACCCGAACGCGCCACCCCGCGCACCGAGCCGCCGAAGCCATAAATGGCAGCGTTGCTGATGCGGGCGGTGGGTGCGGCGAGCCGCATCTTCGGCCCGCGTCAGAAGCAGTTCGGCGGATCGTTCATGACGCCAGTGGGCGGCAGCGGTATCCCGCCAAGCTGGCCGGCGAACTGGTGGCAGCTAGGGTACGACCCACTTCGCCACAGTAGCTCGGCCGTGGTCTATG